ACTCTATGAGTTTAGGAATTGCTCTCGTGCGTAAGCAGCTGCCGCAGAGATCTGGTTAATGTTCTTATCGTCATATGCTGGGATAGAGCAATATACCTAACCTCGACTAGTATGAATCAGGTAGTTACTACTGCATTCCTAGCAACTATTTGTGTCACTTGCAAACCTGTAGAAAAAAGAGGAGGTTATTCACCTCACTTCTTTAGTTTTATAATTGGTGGTTTGCGAGAGAATCTAAATGAGATCACAAGTGACTAAACGAAGAAAGTAGAATTTTTTTACTTCCTTGTAATCTCAAATCAAAAAAATAAGTAGGCAATCGTTCCGTTTAAATTTTGTGTAAGTGTGTCGCATTTCTTATTTTTTTGACACTATCATAATAACTCGTTTAGAAGGTATATGAAGTGTAGATAAAGTGTATAAAAGAGGTATAAAAAGTGTAATAAATGGCTACTTAAAAGCAACCAGTTCCAGTGCCGAAGCAAATTGAACAATGATCATATTAGATTCTTGTTTCACTGATTCTTCACTGATACAGTTTCGTTGTGCTGCTAGATAGATTGGATTGCCGTTGATATAGCGATCATAGAAGATTCTTTTTCTTCTCTCCGTTACATCTGGTTTGTGCGGATGCTGAATCGCAGAGTAACCTCTAACAAAAAGCTTATGAAGGTAATCAAACTCTTCTTGAGCTTCTTCTTTCTGGATTAACATTTGCTCGGCTTCAAAAGTGTTATTGGCCGTTGATGGTGGAACCAAAGAGAATGAAGCTGTTACTTTTGGTTCCCTCGGCTGGCCAACACGACATCTAGCAGCAAGATAGGCAGACAGGAACACACTGACGTTATGTTTAGTTTGCTCCATATCTACGTCCTTTGCATCCGGTGTTTCATATTTTTTTACGTCAAAAAGTACCATCCTTTGATTCCCCCGTTTGTGATTTGTGGTATAATGATAACGACTTTCCCACAAGGTTATCCACACATTATCCACAGTCGGAGAAATCCGGCTTTTTTTGTTGGCAGCTTTCTTTACTCATGATAAAATATTTTTATTGTGACCAATGTTTGGGGCAAAGTAACCTCACATATCACAAGCTACCACTTTTCTGGTAAAATATTCTTCTTAGTCAACCAGTGGTCGGTTGGCTTTTTTATTGTTTAATTCGACCGTTATCGGTCTACCATACTTTAAAATTTCCCAAGTGCCATCTTTCATATTGGTTTTATTCATATGATTTCTTTCATCACGAGCTATCGTATAATCGAAAAATAAATCGGCTTGCTCTGCTCCATGTAAGTATTCAACATAAACGCCATCGACTTGCCTTCCTATGATATAAACTTCTGGATAACTCATACACTTGAACCTCCTAAATATAGACCTAATCCCAAAATAAACGAGCATGAAAGGAAATAAACAAGGTCACTGCTTGTTATGGAATTTCCATACACGAAATAGCTCACGGTTGCTTTGGCTACAAGAATCATTATTGCAATGCCACTAACTTTATTTATTACACTTTTCCAGTTGCGTTTCATTTATTCACCATCCACCTTCACAGCAAAAGCCCAATAGCGCTCATCAATTGCTTTGATTTCTTGTTCTGTGAATCTTACTTGCTCGTAGTTACCGACAACTTTTTCATTGTTAGATAAATAGAATTGATCTGTCTCAACATTTTTAACTAAATACTTCTGCAAATACAAAATATCAAACTTCACATAATACAATTGCTCTGTCTCGACTTCGTAGCCGTTGTCAATGGCGCTCATTAGTTTTACTTTATTTTTTGGAACTGTAAGCCAGCTCTCTATTTTTTCAGTTAAAAACGAGTATTCTTCATCATAGTACCGCTCTAACTGTCTGCCGATGAACGTCATGAAAACAGCACCAGAATTTAACTTAACATTACTGATTTGACCTCTTAAACCATCAAGCCAATCTGCCACAAATTTCTCTTCATGTGAAAATATGACTTTTCCCTGTACTTTGAGTTCTTTTATGACCTCAATTGCTGCATTTACTCCATCGTCATAACCTCTTGACCATTCATCTTCTGCATCGCAGCCTCCGATATCATAGAGCGCTTGAATTAAATCTTCTTTTTCTTGTTTATTCATCGCTGCCCCTCCCAAAAAAGTCAACATTTCCTAGGATTTCTAATTCTCCATCTGGGTAAACATCTAACCAATCATGAGCACCAATAAAATTATTAAAGGCATTCAAACCTTTTGTTTTATGATGGTGATTTACTCCAAAACCGACTAATAAAATTTCACCTCGTAACGTTCGAACAACGTCATGATATTTAATTACTTTACCGTTCTTGTCTTTTACCTCTTCAACACAATTTTTGTAATTTTCATAACTCATTCCGCTTCCTCCTCAATACATTTAAACAAGCCCTCTGACTTCTTTAATATTTCTCTTTCCCTTTTATATACATTTTCTTCAAAGAAAGCTTTTGCTTCTTCGTTATTACTTATGTCAATTTCAATATATTCATCTTTGAAAGCTTCTTTAAAGCTCATTCTGCGACCTCCAATAGCTCTGGGTTCTCGTGAATATTTCCGAGTATTTCTAAAGAACTAGTTCCATCAAAAGTATTAGAAACATCAATAAAATCATAGTTGTCATCTGGTTCTATTCCATCGATAAAAAATTGATAACAGTCTCTTTTAACGATACCTAGCTAGCTATATTCTCCATCTCGATACTGAACAATATCACCCTCAAAAATTTCAACGCCGTTCTTGTCTTTCAAGCCTGTTGATTGCATGAGGATCACATCTTTAAATTCTCGTGTCAACGTATGCCTATTCTCATGATCTCCATTATCAGCCTCAAGCCAAACTGTTTTTTTCTCAAAGTCAATTTGATTAACTTTCATCATTTTTTTATATTTCTTATCCCACGCTCTAAACTTTGGAATCATCTTCTTCACTCACTTTCTAAAATAGTGACAGCTGTTCTCCAGTTCATATAAATAGCCCCATTGGGATATTTGACAACATTTTTTCCTGCGCAACTTCGTACATCTCTTTCTTTATTTCAAATCCATAAGCATTTCTATTGAGTTCTGCCGCAGCTCTAAGCGTAGAGCCACTACCAGCGCATGGATCTATTACAACATCCCCATAATCTGTGAAAATTTCAATTAACCGTTTAATAACGGGTACCGGTTTTTGTGTCGGATGTATTTTTGGGTAGCTGTTATCCGTTTCCCATTCAAACCAATTTAGAACCATACGGCCGTCGTTATTGAATTTGGGAAGTTTTTCTCTGTAAAGAACTAGTGCATATTCTGTAGCCCCTACGATCCTCATATTTGCTTTTAGTACTTGAGGACTGGACTTCTTAATAAAAACTAGTGGAATGTGATTTTTAAAGCCGTACCGTTTACCATAATCAATCACCATTTGAAGCTGTTGAAAAGCGCAAAATACAATCATAGCTGGCGCTTTTCCAACTTCTTTAGGTTCTTTCTTTAACATTTTTGAGCAAAAATGCATAAACTCTGATATTCTAAAATTCTCATCGGTGTCAAAAAAGCTTTTATTCGCTTTATCCGATTCTCCATTTTCAATTTTTCCACCCTCATACCATGCAGAACTGGATGCATAAGCATTTTTACCTAAGTTGTACGGTATGTCTGCAATAACTAATTGTGCTTTCGGTATGCCGTATCGTTTATAATTTTGAAAATGATCGTTAAATAATTGTATTTTCGGTTCTCTCTGCATAATTTCAAAGGAGTAAAGAATTCTTTGTGGTCGACCAAACCTCCACTCCTTTCGCTTATTTCTTCTTTATTTCAGCTAACTTTTTCGCAACACTTTGCCCACTTTTGTTGCATAGCGGACAAGAAGTTGCTTTTGAATGACCGAATCTATCTTTTTCCCAGACAATCATCTGTCCCTTGCATTTTATGCACGTCATCGTTTTTACCTCGCTTATTGTATGTGCCGTTTGCGATAGCTTTTTCTTTTAGTCTGCGGTTTTTCTTTTTTATCTTCGAACGTTTTTTACCCATTAATTTTTTACCGCCTTTGTTAAATCAAAGCCTAATGCTGTCGGATACCCTTCTACTTCTTCTGGTTCAACATGGTAACGATAATTTTCAATATCCATTCCACTGGCTTTAGCTACCTTCTCTAAAATGCTCCCTGACCAACTTTTACGGTAACCTGCCTTCCTGTTTGATTTAGGATTTACACAACTTCTAGCGCCTTCGTCTGTCGCTTCACACGGAATGACGAACAATGCTAATCTAGATTCATCTAAATATAATTGGACCCATTCAGGTTTATTTAGTCGTCTCACAACTGGTCCGCTCAAAGCTAGTCCACTTTTTGAAATCGTAATACACTCTTTTCCTTCTGCTCCGAATGTTCCTGGTAATAATAAACTTGCTGTATTGATGTTAAATTTCATGTGCTTGTTCTCCTCTGCTTTGTTATTTTGTTTTCTCTTAATTTTATTTTCTATTTCATTCGCCATTCGCCAATTTTGAAAGGTTGTTGTGCCTAGCCCTAAGGCTTTCTTAATATCTTTTACTTGATATCCCAAATCCAACAAGCGTTGGTATTCTTCTTTCGTCAGCTTATCAGGATCTAGCCTTGGCAATGGTCGCTTATCACCTATGCGATCAGAATTTAATAACGTAGACAACCGCTGGACCTCTCTCACGATTTCTGGATTGTTCATCCAAGTATCGTCGTCGCCTGTCAGAGAAAGAATTTTATGTCGAATGGCTTGTTTTTTTGCTTTGAGTATATTGTTTGCCATTATTCCCCCTCCAATCTCATGATTTCAATTTCTGTTCGTGGTCGCATGCTATACAGTTTTTGGCAAACCATCACAGCAATTTGACCATCGTTTTTATATAAAATGCCTTCGGCAGCATCAGTGACTGCTTTGAAATAATTATCCAAGTCAGGTTTCTTATCGCAATATTTCCGCTCTAATTTCACTTCTAAGCGTTTCTTTTTAGAACTTAATAGAGATTTAGGGGCAGCGATGTAAAACGTAATATGCGTAAAAATAGCCCCTTTTTCAATCAATTCTGGTTTTGTCTTTCGTAGATACGCTTTTACCTTTTGTTTATAGGCTCTCATAGCGTTATCTTCATAAGTTTGGACATAATTCCCACGCCTTGCAAACCTCGGGCGACTTTGTGGCTTTGGTTCAATTGGTAGGATAATCCGCATCATTTTCCCTCCAAGTATTCTTTTATTTGTCTATCAAGTTCAGCTTGTTCTTCTGGCGATAGCTTTTCTTCTTCACCGTTCGCTTGATTCATCCATTCAGGCACCTTTTCTTGCCGAACAGGTTTATTTTGATATTGCTTATTTTGTGTTTT